TAGGCTCCTTCCGAACAGATCAGCCTGGCAATGAAATGGAAATCTATAAAAAGGCGGGCGAGGTTCTTGCCGAAGAACTTCAAGAGCGAATGGGTAATACGGGATACGTATTCACAACTAACAAGTCAGGATTGCCTAAGATATTAATCGTTATTGAATATGATCAGGTTGTTAAACGACCGTACAAGAATGATATTATTGCGTTAATAAAAAAGCTTCTTCCTGAATATGTTGCTAACGATTGTATAGATTTATCAACAAACGCCTTCTGTACCTCCTTTATTCCGTGGCAAAAAAGGGATGCAATACGGGAAGGAATGCAAAATTTGATTCCTTTCAAAATTAAAAGAAACTCTCAGGTCTTAAGCGTTAAGGCTGGTACGACTGAATTTGAGCTTAATTTAAATCTTAAGTACTTTATATGTAGCACAAGTCCGGATTTCACGTGCAGGAGGGAATACAGCAGGAGATTTCGCCTTTTTCTTCAATGTCTTTGTGCAATGTCCGCTCTAGCTAAAAGAAAGGGATTTGCAATTTCTCAGAAAATGCTCGCTCGAACTTTAGGGATAAGTCAAACGACAACTTCCAGATACATTAATCGAGCGATAAAATTAGGTTTATTGTCACTTAAAGACGATAAGTACATTCCGGATAAGAAGGCTAAGCGGTATCGGGCTGAAGGTAAATTGCTCAAATTTCTGAAAAGTAAAATTAAAACCGGGGAAAATTTCAAACTTCCTAAGAGAATTTCCGATGGGCGATGGCACTCAACTATGGTATCGACCACTAAGTTTTTTAGAAGAAACCCCAAGGCATTTATGTCCTGGTTTAAATCAATTCCCGGATGGAATAAAAAAGACCGCCTACAACAGGCTGTAGGCTTCGAGAAATGGCTTACAAAGCTTTCCAAGTCTCATAGCATAGGTTTAACCTAAAACTTCATTACAGAGCAATTCTGAGACTCTCAGCGGCAAACGTGTATCTATTGCTTTAAAATACTGCACATTCACACACCACTCATGCCATTTTTAAAGCAAATTGACTCTTACCAATAGACTCACCTTACATCTTATAGTCCACAGCATGTAAATTTAGTGATTTTTACCATGGATTAGCTGATATTTAATGTTTCAATATGAATACTATAAAAGCAAGATACTATTGGAGGACACATTGATTGATATATGGATAGATCAAGTGGATTGATATGAATCAATATCAATACAGATGAAGGATTTGCTTATACTGATATGTAATATTCATTATGGATGTTTACTCTTCAGAGTTGGTATTACTTCAAATAAAAAAAAGAAGGTTTTCGACAGAAAACCCTAGAACAAAAAAAAATAACTAAGACTGTAGAGTAAACAAAAAAAATTGAGTAATTCAATAAGTCAATAGACAAATAAAAAAAAAAAGATCGTTTGGTAATGTTTTAGTAACACCCTACTGAAGTAATCTCTATTTAAACTGCTACTAGAATGCTCTTCTAAATAGGAGATATCGAGGTAAGGTTTATTACATGAAAACTGTCTCTACAAGACCCTATGTGATTATTGGTACAGCTCACTTAGGATTATCCAGTCACATCCTCAAAGTAATATCTGATTTCGCAAAGCATTTCAAAGCTGAAGTTATACACGTCGGCCCCCTCTGTACCGTAGAAGAGCGGAGAATGTATGAAAACAGAATTCAGAGAATCAGAACTTGGGAAAAGCTTACTGATAGAAACATTCAGATAGAAGAGCTTTTTCAGAGATATCAAAAAGAAGCATCAGCTTTACTAGGAATGCAGCGAAAGCGAGTGAGTACTTTAGAGGAAGCTTTTGGGAAGATTTCTTTTGTTGCTAATAACGAGCAAATGATTCCAGACGAGAATCTTCCTATATTGGGAGAGCAGCATAAGCTATCAAAGTATCTTGTACTAAGTTCAATTCCAGCCAATGGAGATAGGATTACAGGAGACCCAATTACTTCTAAGTGTATGCTTGCCATGCGTGAATATAACGCATCTGTACTTATGGCACACCCCATTCCGTCTACTAAAATGTATAAAAAAGAGGGGGTTAATTGTGCTTATATGTTTGCGACTACAGGAAGTTTGATTTTTCCTGAGAAGTGCAAGCGAGTAAGTGACATTTACAAACAGATATTAAAACCCGCATGTTTGCTTGTTGGTATTGACGAGAAAACTGAAGAGTTTCACTGTCAGAGAGTTAGAGTCAAGTTCCACAGGGATGAAGTTCACCACAAACAGATGCCCCACATAACCTTTGATGGGCTACTGTTTAAGTACGGAGCTAAGAAGCCTATTGAGTTAAGTTCAAATGATAAGGCTTGCTACATAACTGACGTTCATGCCCCACATCATGCCGAGAACGTTATTGACTGCTTTCATCAGTTAATTAAACTCCATAAACCTGAGTTGGTTATAGATGGAGGAGACACTTGCGATTTTGCTTCAGTATCAAGACATACCGAGTTTATTCCAGGAGCAAGAGAGAATCTTCGACTAAAAGACGATCTCTATTCTATGCTGGAAATTCTTGAAGGATATAAAAACGCCTCAAACTCTGTAAAGAACATAAAGGTTTTAGATTCCAATCACGCTGAGTGGCTTTCACTTTTTGTTGAGAAGAATCCAGCATTAAAAGGAATGTTAGATTGGAAGACTCTATCTGAGGGATTCTTTGCCGATTTTGACATGATTCTTCGTACTGGCAATTCAGCCGCAATATGGTTTGGCGACTTGGCAATCAGACACGGCGACCAGGAAAATACCCTAATGGACGCCCACCTTTCATACAGAAATTACGTAGCTGGGCATTATCATTCTTATCAAGAGCTGGGAGACTCCGTGCGAGTTGGATGTGCGGCAAAACTAGACCCAGGCTACCTACGTGGAAATAACACGGCTTGGCAGTGGAACATTACTACATTTTCAAAGTATAAAGGCGTGACCGACAAACACCCTAGAGTAGTTCTTATGAACAAAGCTGGGAATCGTTCTACCTTTATGTACCGTGGAAAGATTTATGAGGTTTTGCATAAAGGTAAATAGAAATGAGTGAGCTAGAGCTAGATGATGTTCGCACTATTAAGTTGGTTACTGGAGAAACAATTATAGGGTTTCAAGAGCTTGCGACAAATGAATTACATGAAACTCCAGAGCTAGATAACTACATAATCATTCGATACGCACATCAAATTGAATGTGATCCGGTAGAAGGCGATGACGGTGAAATGTCATTTAAGATAAATCTTTTTAGGTGGATGCCCTATATTCAGGACGACGCCCTAATACTTCAAAAGAGAAACATTATTGCAATAGCTATGCCAGATGACAACTTGCTCGGGTGTTTCACTGATTTACTGCAAATGTCAATGTTTGGTTTTGAAACTGAAGGAGAGGCAAACTAATGAGTTCTAAGACTAAAAAACGACTAAAATTTACCACTAAGAAGTACACTAAAAAGACTCTACCCTCATATATCGAAGTCAATGGTGTTGTGTATGAAAAGATAACCGGTAAGACGGGAGAAGTTGAGCTAGACCTTAGCCCTAATGTATTTAAGCTGCTAAGGGAAGGGGTAAAAAAGGGGCATTTTGTCAATGAGCAGGAAGTAGTTCGTTCAGCAATTAGGGAGCTTATAAACTCGTAAAGTCTTTATGCCTTCAGTTAAAAAAAGCAAACCAAAAACACTGGCTGAAAGATTTATTGCCGAATTTAAGCTAGTAAAGGATAAAGAATACATTCGCTTTAAGGATGGTCCCTCAACCCTAACGATGACAATTAATAGGGCAAGTAAGGATTTGGGATTAAAATACGGCGCATCTGAAGTCAAGGACAGCACAACCCTGGTTCATCAATCGTCCTTTATGAAAAACCCCATTAGATACATTGAGGATATGATCCAACAGACAGAGGCGACTAAAAAAGTCAAAGAGGCACGAGTTGCCGCTGTACATGAGATTGTTAGGCAGGCTATGGAGGAAGACCCACTAACCACAGTTAGAAGTATAGTGACATCTTTAGCTAGAGTTGCTAAGTTTTGAAATATACGTAAATCGAAATGTGTAACATTATCTTGGCGAGTAATTCAGTGGTAGAATGGCTGACTGTTAATCAGCTCGTCGTAGGTTCGATCCCTACCTCGCCAGCCATTTTTAATAAGTTAATATGAAAATAAATCAATTAAGAGAACTCGCAAATCGGATTAGACTACTTAGAGAACTTTGCCTGCTTTGCATTGCCTTAATTCTTCTAGTTTGTACCTACCTTCTCCGTGAAAAGACAACTTCCTATGAATATGACGGGCCGGGCATGGCATTATGTTATATCGAGAATGAAGAAGTTTACATTACTACAGAATTTGTCAAGTTTCAAACACTAAATATAAATACATTTTTAATTACTACCACAGACGGCTCGACATTAAAGGTAAGGGCTCCCTGCTTAGTAAATTTCGACGCTAAATAGACACAGCGCATTTATATTTTAGGATAGTTACATGGGAACGTGGAAATATGATCAACCTCCTACATGGAGAAAAGATGCCGTCGCAACAGACGGAGGATGGGCACATCCAAAAACGGGTGAAATATTAGCAGCATGTAGACAATTAATATTACGCCGCAGGGAAAAGTTGGATGAATCTTCATTAAACTTACGAACTGAGAGTGACGGCCTTTTTATGCTGGAGCAATCAAATCCAGACACAACAAATAATTATCTTCTTTTAGACGAGTAGAATTTAAGAAATTTTTATAGGATAATGTAATGTCAAACAACAATGATAAAAAAATTAGTCAATTAGAACAATCTACTCCACTCGACGGAAGTGAATTAATTCCATTAGTTCAAAATGGTGTTACTAAAAAGTCAAATGTTTCGGATATTGTAGATTTAACCGTTAATAGCTTAGTACTAGACGCATCTGATGTCGGTGCTGCAACTCAGGAATATGTAGACGATAAAGTCGCAGGTTTAGTGGATTCAGCTCCTGAAGTTTTAGATACCCTTAATGAATTGGCATCTGCATTGGCAGATGATCCAAATTTTGCAACAACAGTAGCAACTCAAGTTGCCTCAGTACAAACCAATCTTGATGCAGAAGCTACATTAAGAACTAATGCTGACGCAACTCTTCAAGGTAATATCGATGCAGAAGAAGCAAGAGCTTTGGCTGCTGAAGGTGTATTACAAGCTAATATAGATGCAGAAGCAAGTGCAAGAGCAAGTGCAGATTCGACATTACAAGCTAATATCGATGCTGAAGCTGTAGCTCGTGCTGATGCCGATACTGCTCTTCAAGCTGATATTGATGCAGAAGAAGCAAGAGCTTTGACTGCTGAAGGTGATTTAGAAACTAGACTCGATCTATTAGAATCATTGCAAAATGCCCAAATAATTTATGTCGATAAATCTGGAGATGATGTATCGGGTACTGGCGGTCAGCATAAGCCATTTGCAACTATATCAAAGGCATTAGAAGCTATAACTGATGCGGCTCCTACCAAAAGATATGTTATTCGTGTTAGCGCAGGAAATTATACAGAATCCTCAAATTTAAACATTAAGCCAAACGTCTTTATTATCGGAGACTCTAAAGAATCTGTTAGAATATCGGCAACAGCTGTTAAAATGGATTCCTCATTTGCAGCAGATAGCGGTGCTGATAATCGCTCTGGATTGTCAAACGTTAGTGTACTAAGTGCATGTGATTTTGATTGGGCTGAAGTTACATCAGCAGCAGGAAAATTATATTTCAGTGAAGTATTGTTTGGGCAAGCAGTTACGCTAAATGGTCACAACAATGCCATAGCTCAGGCTGCTTTTTACAGCTGTGTATTTTTCGGACCATTTACGGTCTCGGGAATAAACATTGGACTTCACTTGAACAATCATCACTGGTCAAGTATTACAATGAATCAACATCCAAATGGAGGAATGGCAACTATCCTACATGCAGTTGGGGGTTCTTGTAGCGAAGGAGTTACTTTAACTACAACAGTTAATGATTTTAATAGACGATGTTCCTTATTCGCTAAGAACTTTTGGATGAGAGATTTAACTGTAGATGGTCAAAGTTCTTACGCAGATTTGACATCCAGTAGTATACCAGTTGGTGGGCCGACTGTAGAAAATGGCGGAAATATCATTTACATAAATCAATCGGGAGAAGGGGCAAATCAATCTCTTTCAAACTTAACATTTCCGACAGCGGTTAATAATCCTATTATTCCAGCCAATTCAAATGCCACAAACTTTGGTGATTGGGGCAAACAATGGATGTGGAGTTTTGGTTATGTACATGCGTCGACCGGGTCTGATTGTTATTTAATTAGCTATCCAGAATCTTACGGAGCCGATTCTTCAGGGAAAAATATCGTAATAATCGCAGATGGTGCAGGACTTTTACCTGACGTTGACGGAGGTAACATTTCTCTTTCGACTTCATCTGTATCAGGAACAGGATTAAGGGGAGAAATTACCCTCAATGCTCGCAGAGTCGACGTTAATAATACTAAAATTGTAAATGTTGCAGATGGCACAGAAGCAACTGATGCAGTTAATAAAGGGCAGCTTGATGCTCTTCTGGATGGAAGTGAAAATGCAACTTTTACTCCAGGAAACGCTTCTGACTGGGCAGCGCCAGCTCCTACAACATTAAAAGAAGCTATTGATCGAATAGCAGCGGCTTTGAAAATTCAATTAGGAAATGAAATTCCTTAATTAACACATTAATGATACAAAAGAGTAGATATAATGAATAACTTACCTAAACCAAAACCAGTTACAGAAGAGCCAAAAGAGGTTTCTAATGCTACTCAGAAACCTACAGAAGCACCTCCCGTTGCCGCACCATAGATAATTATGAAGTCACACTATTTCGCTGGGATTACAACTCCCAGCGATTTTAGTGTAACTTCATCCCATACTTGAAACTTATACCCCATAGAATTGGCGTATTGCTCCGCTGCTTGCCATTTGGCGTTGTTTTTTGCATAAGTCAATGCCTCAGACTCAACGATGTGTTTCTTGCGCCCCCGACCCATTTTAGGCGGCATACACTCCTTTTGAGGTTTAACTTCAACTAAAATTACCCCGGCAGTTGTCTCAATCATAAAATCAATGAAATATCTGTGGACTTTTCCGTCTAAAGGAGAAACATAGGGCACGACTACGCTTTCAGAAGACCAGTGCTTTATTTTTTCATTCATATCGAGCCAGTACATTAAAGCGGCTTCCCATGAGGATCTATATTGAATATTTGAAATATCTCCTCGGTATTTTGTAGGATTTTTAGGTCTGTAAAGCCCCTGATGAAATGTTTTCACGAACGCCCACTAAATAGATCATTGAAAATTACACTTCTATTTAGAGGACCACCTTCAAATGTCTGGATATCTCGAGTATCAAAGAAAAGTCAATCAGCAAAGGGCCACTGAGCTACTAACCCAAGCCGGAGCCCAGTTGAAAAGATCTGGATTAATACAACAACTTTTCTACCCCCAAGATCTTTTTTCCGCCGATTCTGCTCCTTTTATTTTATTTTTTGCAGTCGATGCTACCAAGCCTGACGTTTTGTTAGATAAGATTGCTCTTTATATGCCTCGAGACATTCAAGTCAATTATGGGCTAAATTACGGAGAGGCTACAAATTATGTTGAATATTTAACAGAAGCAAGTGCTTTAGGTGCCGTTGACGCCGCAATGAATCCAATTACAGGTGCAACAGCCGCCGCTGGTGCAATTACGGGAGCATTAGGAGCTAGAGCCGCAGGAGCGGGAATTCGAGGTAGAGTACTGGGAGGAGCAACTGGAGCTGCCTTGGGAGTTGTAACGTCATTGGGATCTGGGCGAATTGGGCAAACTGTTAAAGCCAATCAAAAAAGAACTTTAAATCCAAATAAAGCCGCAATATTTGAAGGAGTTAACTTTCGAAGACATGTATTTCAATTTGATTTGATTGCCAGAAATTCAGCAGAGTCTGAAACTATTAACAATATTATTAGAACATTTAAGGTTCATGCACACCCTGAAGCTGGAAATCCAGACTCTGAAAACTCATTTTTTTACTGGCCATCTGCTTGGCAAATAGGATTATACTCCCCCGCCAGAAAATATCTTTATTCAGTGTCTACATCTCACATAACAAACATTTCAGTAAATTATACACCAGGAGGAATTCGCTCGTTTTTTTCAGACACTGGCGCTCCCGTAGCCGTAAAGATGACTATAGAGTTCATGGAAACTGAACAGCTTACTCGTGAGCGTATTAGGCAGGGGTACTAATAATGAAATATTTTGAATACCTCCCTGAAATCGAATACTCAGAACTTGCAGCAACCAATATAATGGTAAGAGCAAAGGTTCGAGATTTCGTGCTTAACAACGCCGCCGTGTATTATTTACATCGGATTGAGGACGGAGAAAGGCCAGACACATTGGCAACCAAGTACTATGGTAATGCCAGTTATACCTGGCTGATATTTTATGCTAATGATATTTTTGATCCGATTTTTGATTGGCCTATGACAAGTGAGCAATTAAATGCCCATCTGATTAACACATACGGCAACTTGCAAGTTGCTCAACAAACTCCACATCATTACTTACTAGACAATGAATACATAATAGATCGTGAGACGTTTTTAAATCCGAATATACCTTTTAACAGAAAATCGCTTGTTACTCTATATGATCACCATTTTCAAATTAATGAGGCTAAACGAGATATTAAATTAATTGATGAAGTTTACTCAAGACAAATTGTTAATGAAATGAAACGATTGTTTTTGTAATTCGTTATGGTTAATGATAGTGGAAATCCCGAATTAATTCGTGTAGAGCGGGATTATTACATAAACTATGTTAAAATTGTCGCCTTTAACGGCAAAGAATATCCTATTGATTCTCAAATAATAGAAATGTGCTACCACGAAAACATAGCAACGATTAGCACATATCTTTCAATCACTCTTTTTGATACCGTCGACTTTCCAACTCTTTTACCTATGATAGGAGAAGAGAGAATAAAAATATCATTTACTAGACAAGATGAAAAACAGATATCCGACGGAGGAGGTCTTAAAGACCCAATAGTTTTAGACATGCCAGTTTATAAAATTACCAAACGCTCTCCGGAATCAAAAGGAAAGAAATCTCAAGTTTACACCCTTCATGCAGCATCAGATGAAATGTTGCAATCTTTAAAGACCAAAGTACGATTGGGATTAAAGTCAAGGCTTTACTCAGAAATGGTAGAGCAAGTTTATAATGAATACGTTAAAATCAGCAAAGAAATTCAGGTGGAGCCCACACAATATCCACAAGATTTTTGCATTGCTAATATGAATCCATTTAGATTCATTTCACATATTTCAGGCCGCTCTATTAGTCCAACCTATGGGGGATGTCTATACTTTTTTTATGAAGATAGGGATAAATATAATTTTAGAAGTTTAGGCTCAATGTTTGAAGCGCCAACAACTTTGGATTTTAACTTTGCTGTTAAGGGTATTCTTAAGGCAGGTTCAGATAACGACCCAAAAAGTCGAAATTTTGAGAGAGATGTATATTCCGTAGAATACATGGAACACAAGCAAAGTTTTGATTTAATAAAGACTATTCTTACCGGAAGCTATTCCCAAAAGGCAATTTTTTTTGATCCTATAAGGAGAGTAATTAAAACTCAAGAATTCGACATAGATGAGGAATGGGAGACCTTACCCCACATCGAAAAAACTAAGCCTTTTACTCCAAATAACAAAGCAAAAGCATCGCCAGATTGTCGAATGTCACTTTACTGGACAAATGCGGAGCACAACACCGTAGATCACATCAACTCCAAAGAGAGTGAAGTAAATCCTTTTAAATTTGAAGAGTATGTGTTGAGAACAAGTTCTCAATTAGACACAATGATGCGCAATACAATCGATGCGGTTCTTCCCGGAACCCCCGACATAAAAGCCGGAATTACGATTAATTTCAAATTACCAGAGCACCTTGGAAAGGTAAGTCCGGAAGAGCCAGAAGAGATGGACGCCTATTTACAGGGTAAGTATCTAGTTATTAGCGTAATGCACAGAATTGCTAAAGGTGAATATACTTGCGGCGTCACATTAGCCAAAGACTCATTCTTTTCTGACATTAAACATCGAGATCCTCATGAAGAGTATCCTATCGGAAAATACATGTAATGGATTTACGAGATTCACGCAGGAAAAGGACTACCAGGTCTCCGGAAGAGCTTTTTGAAATTGGTATTAAAGAGGCTCAAAATGCTGACGTTTTTCGCAAACGTACTCAGATGTCAATAAAATGGTATTTAGGACTTGTCAAAAGGCTTGCCCCAACTCAAATCGACAGATCTCACTTCACAAAAAGAGATAGACTTAAGCAAAATATAAAAATGGGCAGCATGTACTGCTATGTGTATGATGCCAAAACAAAAGACAAACTTCCATATTGGGATAGATTTCCTCTTATTTTCCCAATAGCATTAACTGGAAAAGGTTGGTACGGCCTAAATTTACACTACGTACCTCTTCAATTTCGAGCCAGGCTTTTGCAGGTTCTTTACAGGGTAATGAATAATAAAAATTACGACGAAACGACAAGATTAAAACTTACGTATAAGTACATAAAAGCACTTGGTAGTTTGGACTCGGCATTAGCTCAAGTAGCATTTAAGGAATACTTAACAAGTCAGGTGAGAAGTCGATTTATATATATTGCACCAGACGAATGGCCTATGGCAATGTACTTACCAATGGAGCAATGGCAAAAGCAAACCTTCTCGAATGTATATTTTGATATCGAGTCGAAAATTAAGAAATTAAGAAATAAATAAGTATTATGACTTTACGAATATCAGAACTACAGCAGGCAATAGAAGTAGGAAACGGCCCTACCCTATCTTCTCAATTTCAAGTTATTATTGAATTTCCACAAGCCTTAAGAGCTAAAAGTGACGCTTTTAATTCTCGAAATATGACTTTTTATTGTCAAGCGGCGACTTTGCCGGGTACTCAAATTGCCACTACAGAGCTTCCAGTATACGGACCCCCCATTAAAATGCCCTATGGTTTACTCTACCAAGATCTAACTTTACAGTTTATCTGTACCAATAGTATGGCACAGAGAAAATTGTTTGAAGAATGGAGGAGATTGGTAGTAGATCCCACATCTAACTATGTCAATTATTATGATACATATATTGGAAATGTATATATTCTAAAGCTTGATCAAAGTGGTAAAATAGTACACCAACTATTTGTAGAGGAAGCATTTCCAGTTGCAATTTTAGAACAGGAGCTTTCCACTCAAGGTAATGAATGGCTACGAATCACCGTTCAGTTATCATACCGAAGGTGGAGAGGTCAGTTTGATCTTGCAGCAGCAAATAGGGCGGGATTTGATGGCACAGATCTAACCCCATCCCCACCAGGGGAAGTTGTAAACCCAGGAGATGTATTTGCCGGAACTCCAGCGCCAAAAGTTCCGACATTTGAACCATAATGTGAGATAATATTATGAGCATACCATTACCACAAATCGTACACCCAACGTTTACGATAACCTTACCCTCAAATGGTAAACGATTCCAGTGTAGACCTATAGAAACCCGAGAAAGAAAGGTTCTATTAATGGCAATGGAGTCTAATTCCCCGACTGAAATAAGTCAGGCCGTAAGAAAAATATGCGGAGCGTGCGTATCTGAATTAAATTGTGAACATCTTACTACGTTCGATCTCGAATGGATATTTTTGCAACTCGTAATTAACTCATTGCGAGAGACAATAGACCTTGAAGTTAGAATTCCAAAGCGAGGCGACGAGTGCAGCGAGTGTGCAAAGACCAAGATTGTTAAAGCTGATTTACGAAAAGCAAAAATTGAAGGGTCTATCAAGTCGAAAAAGGAAATGATTATCGATATAGGAAATGGACTTGGGTTAAAGCTTAAATATCCATTCGATTCAGACCTGGAAGCACTTGAGCTTGACTCTTCTGATAAAAAAGAAATAGAAAAGCTAATTGATATAATAGCAGTGTCGATTGAAAGTGTTTTTGATAATGATAAGACATTTGTATTTGCCGACTACTCCTACAAAGAAAAAATTGCTTGGCTAGATGGGATTTCGCCAAAGGTAATGGACGAATTAGAAAATTTTGTAAGTAATATACCCAAGTTGATATTGGAGATAAAAATTGAATGCCCTAAGTGTAAATTTGAAGCGATTCATAAACTAGTGGGGCTATCCGATTTTTTCGTATAACGCTAGGTGATGATAGCCTAGCGGGGTACTACAAAACATGCTTTGACTTAATGCACTTTCATAAGTGGAGTCTAAGGGATATTGAAAGTATGTATCCATTCGAATTGGATGCTTACAAAATTTTATTGGTGAATCATTTACAAGAATTGGAAAGAATAAAACAAACTGGTGAAGTTTAATGGCACGTCGAAGAAAAAGTAAAAATAGAAATGCACTTAGCACCTCAGATGCTAAGTATTTGGCATTTATAGACGAGCTTAAAAAGTCAGCACGATTGGATTCACCCACAGCTGAAATATCTCGTTTTTATAAAGAAGTTGCCGATTTATTATCAGAGGCTTTTGATGAATACGAAGCCCAAGATTTACCAAAATACCAGCAGCGATTAGAATATATTTTACTTGCGTCTAAAGATGAGCCCGCCCTTTCCGATCCGCTATTTCAAGACGATTTGAAAAAGTCCAAAGAACTATTAGACCAGAAAGTGAACGAAAGATGGGGCTTTTACCAACGCATCAAATACATGAGCGCATTAACCGCCAGAAACATTGCGGGACTAACATCAATTGGACAGGAAGTAATTAATCTACAAGAACGTGCATACGAGATGGGCACAAGATTTGGGGGTCTCGCCGGGACTATTAAGCCAAAAGTGGATCAAGAAGAACAAAGGCGAATTAACGATTTGATTAAAGGTAATGTTGGCCAATATGGTAATGCTGGCCAGTACAGCAATGCTCCTACGCTTGGGCAAACCCCAACTCTTCTACCACAACTTCCCACGGATAAAAACACTTTACCAGTTAAAGATGATACTCTTATTGGTACTAACACAGTTCAAAATAAAGTACTAAACAATCTTTTAACGGTATCTAAAGAGACCAATCAAGATATAAAAGACATTAAAAAATTTCTTACCGCACAAACAATAGAAAATGATGACAAATCTGATATTGAAGCTTTAAAAAGTTTGGAAAAGGCTCAAGAAAGTGCAACTTCAGAAATGGAAGTTGCAAATAAGAGAGATATCACAAAAGATTTAATTGGAAAAATTTTAAACTCTAAAGGAGAGGGAGCAGAATCTGGAGGTTCTGGAGGTTCTGGAGGTTCTGAGGGTTCTGGAACAATAGAGCAAATAACCAATACCCTACTTGATTTATACCTAGTTAAGGAAATTACTAAAAAAACTGGCCCCGTTTTAAAGAGAGGTATTAGTAAAGTCGCCCCTCTGCTACGTAATATAGCAAGCAAGGCACCATCTTTAGCCACTATAGGACGTGTCGCTAAAGCCCCAACGTCCCCAATCGGACTGGCCATTACTGGAGCTACACTCGGATACCAGGGAGCAAATGCAGTATTTCCAGCGGCAATAGAAGGATTCAAATCTTTGTCGAGAACCATAGGGGAAAAAACAAAGGGAGTTGATTACTACAAAGATTTATTTCAAAATTCACTTACTCCGGAGGATTTGGAAAAGTCGGAGGCTAAAGCATTAGAATTCCTAGAGAAAACGTTTAAAACAAAGAACGAGCTATTTAAGAAGGCGTTTCAAAATGGAAGTGTTTTTGGGGATGGGAGTTACAGAATTAACAACAAATCTACAACAATGGACGAAGCCGCAGGCGATGTTGAAAGGTCCAAAAGCATGTATCTGCAATACAAAGAGTATGTAGATGAAAAGCAAAAGCAAGGAGGGCTAACGGGCATATCAGAATTTACTAATTCCGAAGGTAAACAGTATTCAAATCCTCTCTATAGCAAAGAGGAGCTATTAGATATTAAAAATAAAGCTGCTGAGGAAGCATCAATCCGTGCGAAGATGGTTCCGCCTATAGCTGGCCCGTCTCCTGATAGATCATCAAATAAAATTTCAGCTAAATCACTTAGCTCATTTAGAGATAAAGCTCCTAGCGTAATGGAGCGTTTAATGCGTGATTTAAATATTAGCCAGGAAGACGCAGCGGCCATCTTAGGCAATTTAGGACATGAGAGTGCCGGTTTAAGGCCAGATATTAATGAAGCTAACCCCGTAGTGCCTGGAAGTCGAGGAGGATACGGTTGGGCTCAATGGACAGGCTCTCGTCGTAAGCAATTTGAACAGTTTGCTAAAGAAAACAACCTTGACATTACCTCAGATGAGGCAAATTACCAATTCTTAGTTCATGAATTAAAAACAACAGAAAAGGGTTCCCTAGAGGCAATTAAGAATGCCGAAGGAATTGAAAATAAAACTATAGCATTTGAGCAATCTTTTGAAAGAGCTGGGATCAAACATTACGGAAAGCGATTGCAGTATGCTAAAAAAGCAAATGAATTTTTCGAACAGGCTGATGTTGATTTAAACGCAAGAAAAAATCAACAAATGGTTCTTACTCGAAGTGAGGTTGAGATGAAGCCCACAGGACAGGAGATGGTTCAAAATACCGTAAGTAATCTATCTCGACAAAATGATGCTGTAAAAAGCCAGCCAATTATCATTTCACAGAACGTTCCGGTTCAGCAAGCAGCAGCAGAACAATCCACAATATCAACTAAGACCGTAGGCGCTCCCTCTAATGGGGCATCAGAGTCTAGCTTTCTTTTAGCATTAAGACATATATTATCCCCATTAACATAAAAACCCCACCTGACATACGCCAGATGGGGCCGGAAAACCTATATTAACAACTTCCTATTCGTTAAATAGGGCATCAACGGCATCATCTCCTGAAAGAGTTTCAGTTCCGCTGACTAAATCCGCAAAAATCTTATCTGGGTCATCATCATCAGTCTCTACTGTACTATTAGTAGAAGCTGATGCTGTATTCCTTGCAGTTGAACGAGATGTAGTAGATCTCCCTGAACTTACAACATCCTCACCAACTACGTTTTTAAGATGCTCCGCTAGCTCATCGTAGCTCTTAAATGTTTCAGGTGCAACAAGAGGTCTAAGTTTATGTGCAGTTTTCCATACCTGCTCAATCTTAGCCAGATCTCCATCGAATAAGGCACTCTGCCTCATAAACTGTGATTCGTCATAATTATTTTGACCTCCTTGTTTGCTAACAACAATTTTAAAATTAGCACCTTCAAGGGGATCTAAAACATTTATCGGATCTCTTGGGTCAATTGGATCATCCGAGCCATTCATAACAGCAGTAATCTTCTTCATGATTTTATTTCCAAATTCAAGAAGCATTACTTTTCCGTTATTTTCAGGCTTATTACCGTCTTGAATAACAAGAACGTTGGCTGCAAATCTTGGAGTTCTTCCATATCTTAAATATGCACTCTTATCAGAGCCGCCAACCCTCTTAGCAAGCTCTTCGGCAGGATCGGCTTCGCCCAAAGTAGTTCTACATCTTTCGATGTATTTCTTCTTACCTTGGCCGTTAATGTAATGCGTAAAGAACTTTACAAAGTCGTCAGTTTCTCCTTCTGGGGCAGGCAGGAATCTTAGGATTGCTTTAGACTCTTCCCTACCATCTTTATTTTTAGCAAAGGTGGGGGTCCAGTATCTTTGATCTGCCACATAACTCGATTGTACCTTATTGACAATCGTTTTAACGGCGTCTTTCTTTTTCATTCGCTCCATCATTTCTTTGAATGACATAGTTACTCCATCGTTACCATTTTTATTGTTTCTTTTGCTTTTTGCATATTTAATTTTGGTCTCAAAAATACTTCGTACTTTTCTACCTTAAATTGAAAATCGAACCAAAGCCGGTCTTCTTGTAAAAAAGGTCGATACACTTTCTTGAGATTCAACACAGACGATAGTAGCATATAAGATTCGATGCTAAACATTCCTCCCCATAGAAATCGCAAGACTAATGGGTGAGTATCTTTAGGCTTGTGTATTAAAAATTTTAAACTATCCTTTTTGTTTAACTCTTTTTTGCTTTGGACTTGAAATATGCAATTTTTCATATCCTCTTCAAATTGATAGTCTATGCGACTTAGCCTACCTTTCCACTCATGCCATATAGCTACGCAATCTTCACTGAGCAGCTCACCTATCCACAGATGTTTATTGTAAACTAGATTGGCTAAAAATATCTGATTAATTTCCTGAGAGGTATACTTGCCTTCGAGTATTTGAAAAAACTTTTGATCTTTTCGTTTGTAAAACGCCTCTTTATTTGTTGAACTTTTTCCTTTGTATTTTTTCCAATCGTACGAACAATTAAAGTGATTTTTTAGGCTAATATATTGAGAATATGCAGAAAACCCAATATCTGAATCTTCCGTGCATTCGGACTCTTCGATATCAGACTTGCCCGTCATTTATCAATCCCAAAATATACTTTTATTTTTAAGACTTAGCTTCCATCTATCATAATCCCATTGATAATAAGCATCTTGCTGTTCATATGGCAGAGTGGGAATAAGAGGAACAGTTTGCCCGGCTAACCAATTTCTAAATGGAACTCTTTCCTCCTCGGGCAAATCCTTAATCCGTGGCCAGTGTGTAACTTCATGCTCTGCCAATTGACATTTAAGTTGATGAACTTCATTTTCCAATTGATTTATACGTAAGTTTGCTTGAGTTAATGCCTCCTGCAATTCCGGCTGCGTAAATTTTTTGAAATTCATAATTACCTAATCCTAGATTTAAGCATTGTATTTTCAACATGTAATTGATGATTTTGAGCCGAAGACTTTCTAACTTGAGCGGACAGTTCTTTTACCCTATACTTATAATTTTCCAGGGAATTCAACAAATCATCATTTATCTTTTTTAGCTGGCTAAGTTCTCGCCTGGCCTCATCAAGCTGTTGATTAATAGTGCTGTTTTTGCCCTCGCCAATTTCATCTAATGTTGTCAAATCCTCTGGCAACTCAGACTCCTGAACAACTTGTTTTTCATCAACTTGTCCAACCTTTACGGCATTTTTCTTAGCAGGTCTTCCAGGCTTGCGCTTTGGTTTTTCTTCGGTTGAGCTGGGCGCTTTGGTGCTTTTTCTAGGCATATCTACTCCGTAGTTTTATATGAAATAATAAACCATATGGAGTCTTCTTTGGGATTACTTTTTAATATATGGTTTAGAAAGGCTGTAGGCGAGCTTAATCGTCAAATTTTACTTTATTTGACTTGTATCTAAACATGTTCATGTCTACGGCCTCTTTATGTAAGAGGGCTTTAAACTCATTCGTAAGTAATGACGCAACCTCTTCTAGTTCTATTGACTTATTTTTGCAATAATCTGAAAGGCCATCTATATATGATAGATCATTTTGTTTAATAAATTTTAGAACCTTTTCGGTAAAAGATGCTTTAGATTCTAACATTTCTATAAGACCAATCATAAACCTAAACGTTTCTTGGCGCTTAAAAACTCCTTAACTATTTTACTTCTGAGAATATCCTGTACGCCAAATTCAACAACATCGAAACTTTTTACATTATAGCAAACTTTGATTGCGTTCTCCAATCCACTTTGCTCACTTTTTCGTAGTTGAGATAAATCGTTTTGATCTCTATCTCCTAAAAGCATTAATCTTGAATTATCTCCTATGCGAGTTATCAAACTGCATATCTCATGCCATGTATAATTTTGAATTTCATCCGCAATAACTAAACTATTAGTCCAAGTTAATCCTCGCAAAAATGAAGTGCTTTTGAAGTTTAACACTTCATCTCTTTTTAACTCATCATACGCACCTTTTCTGCCGAGGATGTCATCAATAATTTCAGCATAAGGCTCTTCATACATTGCTATTTTTTCTTGTAATGTACCTGGTAAAAATCCAACATCTCTAGTCGGAACTATAGATCGAAGTATTATTATCCTATCGTAATACCCATCAAACAAATCTTTTAAGGCTAAGAATAGCGCACAGTACGACTTTCCAGTGCCGGCACAACCGTGGAGTAATATATGTTTTTCATTAAAAAATGAGTGAAAAAGCTGCTCTTGATTTTTTGTTTTGGGCTGTACGTCTTTAATTTTATCTTTATAGTTGAGAAGCTTTTTCTGTCTGCGACGTTTTACCTTTTCTACCTTTTTATCCTTATCACAATTTATCTCGCCGTCAAAGCTTTGATTAGTATTGTTTTTTTCTTCCATTAAAAATCCGGGATATTTGAGTGCCTATCCTTTTTCATGTTTTGTTTAATTTGCTTCATCCTTTCTACGAAATCGCCCTGCGGTTTTGACGATTTTGTTCCTGTAATCCTATGTGATGAGCATATAGCAGGAGCTGCCATCTGCAACATTACTGTAATTTTATTACAATTTGAACATGGTAATGTTTCGGGTGAGTGTCTCTCAGACATACTCTTAATAGCTTCAAATTCGTGATTGCAAGACTCGCACTTGTAATTATATGAGGGCATACATTAACCTTTACTAAATTAGTTATATGATATTTATATGACATTTTTTAACATTTTATAGTGATTTTAACACAACTTGATATGACAAATAAAAGTAGTTTTTTGGAAATAGGGCAGCGACAGATAAATAGTTAGTAGAGAGTTTATGATGCCGTTAGAAAATGATTCAAATTTTACATCCCCGTCGCTAGTCGAATTGGCTGTGCATATTCGTTCTGAGTTTAAAAAGCAATCTGCCAATCTTTCTCCCAGTAATCAAAAAGTAATAGTAAAAGCTCAAGATATGGCTAGGATTTATTGTTACAATAATGAAAAATTTATAGCCTCCGAATTAGACGTTTTGTATGAAATTTTGCGGGAATTTGGAGTTATTGCGGCTCACGTTCCACAAGATTTTCATGTTCACGTTTCTAATGTAATTAAGTGTTTGCAAATGGGCGATAAAACAGTAACTAAAAGTCACGTAGCTGGACTTATTTTCTCGAGGATGTAAGATATGACATGCGTAGTCGGCTTAATAACAGATAATGGAATAATGTTTGGGGCCGATTCGCTAGTTACAACTGAATCCGGATCAAAACTTACACTTTCAGACAAAAAAGTATTTCTCAAAAATAACATTCTTTTTGGGTTTTGTGGCGACCTGAGATTCGGGCAACTTATCAAACATAGATTTAATCCTCCATCTCCAGGCAGAAATAAAGACATAGAGCTATTTCTCCACACAAAATTTTTACCCGACTTGCAAAAGTTTTTTATAGATGCGGGATATAATAAAATCGAGCCGGGCTCATTTGACTTGTTAATAGGAATTCACAAGAGCATATTTGTAATATCCGACGATTTTTCCGTGGTGGAAACCCCTAACAGATACCAGTCAATTGGGAGCGGATGCGACTATGCGCTTGGTGTAATGTATGCTACTAAGTCAATATTCAATCCAACTCAGCGTATAACCTTAGCCCTTGAAGCATCCAGCTCATTTTGCCAAACAGTAGCCAAGCCATTTAATTTTGAATTTCTACAGACCGTTACTAAAAAGCCCCGAGTTTCAAAAGCTTCTAAAAAGCAAGTTAAAAAAGTCTCTAAAAAGACATCCAAAACCACCAAGCGTAAAAAGTAGGCTACCTGTTATGTCGGGTAGTAGGAAAGCGTTTACAGAGCAACTTCGAAAGCTAGGCTTCAGGAAATTTGCGCCAAAAGGCGACATACACAAGTACATCCCTAAAGAATATTATAAGCTAGATCCTATTGCGGTTGGAATCTCCCCCAGGCATTCAACTATCGAGATTACAGTTTATCAGCTAGAGACAAAATCGCTTCGTAAATTTAAATACTACTCAGAAGCAAATTCTTTTTTAAAGAGACTAAAAGAAGATAGCAGTTTAATGGAATTGCCCATCGTCAAAGCAAAGCGTTTACTTAAAGTGAGGCGCTCCAATAAAAAAGGCTCCCCGAAGAGAGCCTAATAAACCGCTTATAAGCTTTTTATCGGTTTACAGTTGGAAGAGGCTGAACTGAATCTATTGCGAAGGTCACTTGGAATCGCTCAATCTGATTAACGTCCTGCCAGTTTAATGCTATATCAGATACGCTTGTCGGAAATAGTCCATTTACCTGCCAGATCTTAATGATACTTTCATCTTGACCATACTGGAAGATAGTAGCCCGTGATTTATATTGCTCTGGTCTACTACTAAGTCCGCTGTTTCTTACGTTTTCAAGCGGCTCGTTAAGAGCAGACAGCCAGGAAATAAAAGCATCATAAATTCTGAAATCTTCATCATTAATTACTGAAATTGCCCACGGACCATAGGTTCGATTGCCTGAAAAGTTTACTGCTCTTCCCTGATAGAACACAGGAATAGCGTCAACGTTTGATGCGGGTATTTGAGTTGCTGTTGCTTTAACTGGAAGATCTCGAGCCAATGTAATACCAGCTAGAGATAATAGGTTGATTGGCAATACCATTTCAACTTTAAAGAGATGAGGTCGTGCGCCACCGTAGCGCATCGTTTCGGTGAATTCGTCTATTCTAAATGCCATAGTTCAAATCTATTAAAAAACATTTCTCGTTTATTTATGGTTTCCAAGCATATAAGGGGACCAAAGCCCCCCTATGCCACTACAATCTTCCAACTATTTCATTAAATGACACTCCGGAACGAGTGGCCACAAAATTAAGTGTAATGAAATTGATTGATTTAGACGGCTTGATATAAATATCGGCAACGAATTCGTTTCGATCTATTACATCGCCAGTATTGTTAGTCCCATCACAGATTACTCTGGAATCAATAATACCTCGTCGAGTTTGAACCGTCTTTAAAAAAGGCTCCACTTGATTCTTGAACGAATTGCGAGTGATATCATCGTTTAGTTCATGTATCAAGCCCTTAGCGACTTCTGAAATCGACTTACGAAGAACTATAAACAATCTTCGCACGTTGATTCGATCAAATGCCGATGGTCTATTCAGCAGAGTCTTATCCCCAAGCCAAACTGGACCGCTTCCGGCCTGAGAAATGACAAAATTAACACCTGCCAAGTAGAGGTCATCTCTGGCCGCCTTGCGGGGGTTCCATGCAAGTTTAACAACTTCGTTTAGAACTCCTCTGTTATATCCGGCCGGAGGAATCCACGGGAAGCTCTGAACATCTGATCTAGCAACAATTCCTGCTAAATCGCCGTTATCGGGCACCCACACAAACGTATCTCTGTACTTATCGTAAATGTAAAGCCAATTCGACGACATCACTCCATAAGAAGTGGACAGAAGAGTATTTCTAAAATTAATTACATTATCAACTTCTCTTCCTGGGGCCGATACTACGTCATCTTTTTCTGGAGATAAAATAGCTATGCAATCTTGTCGTGATTCTGCTAAACCCAATACTTTTAAGGCTATTGTGGTA